TAAAACTGCATTAAAAAACGCAGTATCTGTAGCAACAACAATACTCTCAACTGATTGTGTAATTAATAACATGAGAGAGTAATGAAAGCTATAGGTATATTTTTAGTAATAGAAGAAATAAAAGAAAAGCCCACTAAAACAAAAGGTGGGCTGCTTTTGACAGACAAGATTAAAGAAGACATAAGATACCGCAAAGGTATTATTAAATCTGCTGGAGATCTGGTAAACGGAGTTAAAGCAGGTGATACTATATATTATGACAAGCATGCTGGCTTTAATATAGAAATAGACGAAGAAGTTCTATTAGTTATAAAGCAGCAAGATGTCGTTATAGTTCTATGAGAAAGCTAGAAGCCAAAGACATTAAAGACATTGGCTTATTTAAGCATTATCGCATTGTAAGAAAGTGGGCTTGTAAAAACAATAACCTAAACGATGCTGATCTAGAGCTTTTAATTTATTTTGACTGTATGGATTTATTCACGCGTCAAGACTTTTTAAACGGTACTTATACATATTCTTGGGATAAAAGAAGATGGCAAAGGCTCGTAAGAGAAGGTTGGATAACAGTGTGGAGACACAAAAATAATACAACACAAAAATACAGTTTGTACAAAACTTCGGTTAAGTGCAAGCTTTTAATAAATAAAATATATAGAATATTACTAGGTCAAGAAGATTTACCCACAAGTAAACAACGCAATGTTATTATGCAGGGTAAAACCTACACTGACAAAGTAATGAAAAAAGCAATAGAACTAATTAATAAAGATAAAACTAGATAAAATAAAACAAAATGGCATACGGAGATATAACAGGCAGTGCTCACATTGCAAACAGTCAGTACAGAGAACAAAACGGTGTAGAAACTGTTAATAGAGCTGTTGTACTAAAAGATGCAAGTACTAAAGGTAGTGCTGCAATAAATTACCTAAGCAACCACTTGAATTTAGGACAACTAACAGACGTTAAGGCTTCTAACAGAGCTGGTTTATACGTTGGAACACAAGGAGATATTTGTGTATTGCTTTCTGGGCAAAGCGAACCTATATCTAAAGGTACAGCTAATACTAATACTGCTAACAGGTTGGCAGACACTGATGCTAGCTTTGTTACAGATGGTGTTCAAATAAGAGACATAGCAGTTAACACTACAGACAACGGAGATTTTGCTGCTTTTGTTAGCGCAATACATGATAGTGGTCAAAACGTAAGTCTTGTAGATATTGACAACGCAAATTCTGATAAGTTCCCTGACGGAAACGAAACATATGAAATATACAGGGCTGTATTGTTTCAAAATATAGCAGCAGGATCATTATTACCAATACAAGTGGATAGAGTTTTTAAACTTGGTACTACTGCGGACGATATTATAGCACTGTACTAATATGCCTATTCTTGGATTAAACCCTTTAATGACATACTGGACTAACATGCAAAGTTCAGACACGGTGTTAGGTGGATTTGCCTTAACGTGTGATTACACAGAAATACTATGTGACTCTACACTGTTTACGTGGGATCAAACCATAATGTAAAAAAATTAAAAAATAAATAATAAAAAATGGCTGAAATACAAACAATTAATATAGGCTCTTCTGCTAATGACGGTACCGGGGACACAATTAGAGCCGGTATGGACAAAGTTAATGACAACTTTGCAAATTTTAAAATAGAAGGTACAAACTTTACAGGAAGTCTACTTGTTGGTCATAGCACTGTTTCTGGATTTTTGAGTTCAGCTTTGCAAAATGTTGGAGTTGGAATTGGGTCTTTAGATGCTCTTGCTCAAGGTGACAATAACGTGGCTGTTGGTTATAATGCTGCTACAGCGATGGTTAACGGTACTGAAAACGTTGCTATTGGTGCTAGTGCTTTTGCCGGTGAAGATGCTCATGGTAAAAATGTCGCAGTTGGTTTTGAAGCCTTAAAAGTACAAGATGCGGGAGCAGATGGATTTAATGTTGCTGTAGGCCATCAAGCCGGGCTTTCTGTTTCAACAGGTATAGAAAATACTATTATAGGTGGTGGAGCAGGTGATGCTTTAACTATTGGTAATTATAACGTAGCTTTAGGTCGTAATGCTTTATCAACTTCTGCTGACGGTGATAACAATACAGCTATTGGTTATAAAGCGCTAGAGGATTACGAAGACGGAGACGGTAATGGTCACAATACAGCTGTCGGCGCAAATTCGCAATTAAACGCC